TGAAACGTTTACGCCCGGACTTACTAAATTTGCCATATGTTTTAAACTCCTTCGAAGGTTTAGTTAAAGCTATTTATAGCTATAACACTAAAAGTCGGTAAAATCATAGCTAATTTTGGTACCTATATAGGGCACGTAAATAAGCATAATGAAAAGACCTCTATGTAAAAGCTGTCAAAGTAAACCCAGAGCCTACGCCTATAGGAAAGACAAAAAAATATATTGGCGTAGTCAGTGTGATGCTTGTATTAGGAAAAAACGTAATCAAAAAACAGGTCACGCACCACGTTGGTATAAAGCAGGATACAAAAAGAAAGTAAGATGTGAACTATGTGGATTTAGAGCTAGAAACCAACTTCAATTAGATGTCTATCATGTAGATGGCAACAGAAACAATACTACTAGCTATAATTTGAAAACTATTTGTGCTAATTGCCAGCGGTTAAAGTCGACTCAACACCTTGGCTGGACTTTGGGAGATTTACAAGTAGATGATTAAGCATTTTTGCTGTTTGTTCATTTAAATTGTCAAGCGTACTATCATTTTTAATCACATAATCATAATCAGCACCTATCCAATCCCATTCAGATTTATGAGCTCCTGACTCTTGCATTTCTTCTCTTGTTGGTAGCTCCCCTCTTTGTACTAAAACTATCCTACCACCAGCATTGCTTATTTGTTTGATTTCGTTTTGAAATCTAGTATCACTAATCACTGTATTAAATCCTTTATATCTGCTCATGCACGAATCTACCCATATTGAATCTAGCATATTGCCTCGGCAAACTTCAGTACCAAAATATTGTAATACCCATCGTGGTGTGACTTCTTTGCCAAATTTTTTACTCCAAAAAGCATCAGGTTGTTCGCGCCAATGTCTACTAACTGTAGTATCACCTTCAAGCATTTTTCTATCCCAACCAAATATATTATGTACAGCGTCTTTCAATGACTTTGCAAAACTATCTCTGATAAATCCGTGATTAGTGACCAATCTGTTTGCCACAGTATCTTTTCCAGAACCAATCAAACCAACTAAACCAATAAGCATAAGTTTAGTTTAACAGTGATTGATTCTTTTTTCAAGTTCTTTCTTTGTTTCTCGGATTGTTTTTAGTATAAGATCTGTCATACTTTGATTGGAACTTATCTTGGACATATTTTCTAGTCCATTTACCATTTCTTCCAATTCTTGTAAAGTGAGGTCAGATATTTTTTTGAAGGATTGAGCCATAATTTGTGCCTGTTTGTGTTTTATTTTTATTTAATCTACGGGTAAAAAGAATTAACCGATAACAAAACTATGTGGAGTACCACCATCAACATAGTTGTTAATCTCAACATCAAGTTTTTCCATTTCGGTCATACCTTGTTGTTTTAATTCACCACCGTTCAATGATGTTCCACCTTGTGGACTTGCAATAGTGTTAAACTTGCCTCTAGCTTCACCTATCATTACTTTACAAACAGCCAACGTATAATCTCTTATCCATGGCTTAGAATAGATATCTTTTAATAAAGTTATATCAGGTCGAAAGTTGTCTGTATGCATTAACACAGTTTCGTTGTCTGCTCTAGGTCTTTGTGTGATAGTCAACTGTTTGGTTGCTACATCATAATGAAACTGTATAAATGAACCAAAAAGTTTTCCCACTAATTCTTGATAACTTGCAAAAGCATAATAAGTTGCTAATCCGCCAGTAGCACCTGCTCTTAAAAGATAGGTATTTGTGTAGGCCAAATTGAATGGTTCAAATAATGTACCACCTTCACCACCTTCGGTTCTTGAGCCAACTGTTCTTCTAAACAATTTTCTCACGTTAATTACTTCATCAGGCAACACATACTTGTTTTGATCTTTAGTTAATTTTAAAAAAGCATATGATTCTTCAACTGCATTTGAGCTTCTTTGTCTATATCTGTTAATAGCTCTTTCTAGTGCTGTTTCGTAGTGTTTTGGGTCCAACTCTACGTCAATCATGCCCTCGCCAAGATTGTTTTTGACGTAATCGAATACTTCTTGTTGCATGGTTTGTAGTTCTGACATATAGGATATTTATTGTAAAAGGGCAAACCATAAATATCACTACTATGCCAAGATTATCGTTGTTTAGACCTGAAAAAGGAAATGATTACAAATTCTTCGATCGTAACATCTTAGAGATGTTTACTATAGGTGGCACAGATCTACATTTTCACAAATACCTAGGACCTTATGATCAGGGTGATACAAATAAGGATGGTCCAAAGTCGCCTACACAACCTCAATACTCTGGTGACACTTTGAACGAAAGAACGATACAAGATTTATTATTTTTAGAAAATAGAGATAGAAAATATGCTGACGATATCTATACGATTAGAGGCATATACAATGTGCAAGATGTTGACTTTAATCTTTCACAGTTTGGTATGTTTTTGCAAAACGATACATTATTTTTAACAATGCATTTGAACGATACTGTGGAAAGAATTGGAAGGAAACCAATGTCTGGTGATGTCATTGAATTTCCGCACATGAAAGAAGATTACAGCTTAGATGCCTCAATACCAATTGCACTAAAAAGATACTATGTAATAGAAGACGTTAACAGAGCCGCTGAAGGATTTTCTCAAACATGGTGGCCACACCTCCTAAGAGTTAAACTAAAAACACTAGTTGATTCACAAGAATTTAGAGATATTTTAGGAGATGCAGAAACTTCAGGATCTTTAGCGAGTTACATGAGTACTTTTAACAGAGAAAAAACAATTAATGATCAAGTTGTTGCTCAAGCCGAAGCAGATGCACCAAAATCAGGATTCAACTATAAACAATATTATGTTGCACCTATTGATGAAAGAGGAAACATTAGAACAGACAACGTTAATTCAACTGATAGAATATCAACAGACAAACCTATCAATGCAACATTGGACACTCCGGCGGCATCTCACTATGGATTTTATCTAGACGGGGACGGAGTTGCACCAGGTGGACACCCAGCTGGATTTGGTACAAGTTTCCCAACAGGGGAGAACAATGTTGACAAAGGAGATTATTTCTTAAGAACAGACTTCTTACCAAATAGATTGTTTAGATATGACGGAATACGTTGGGTGAAAATTGAAGATTCAGTACGTGTATCCAGCACACTTAATACTAGCAACGATGACACAGCAAATAACTACAAGACAAAATTTGTTAATAGATCTGGTACAACAACAATTAACGGACTAACAGTTAATCAAAGACAGGCTTTAACAGAAGCACTAAAACCTAAGGCTGACAATTAATGCTACATTTTTACGAAGGACAGGTTAGAAAATTTTTAACACAATTCATTAGGATTTTAAGTAATTTTAGTGTTGAAACTGGACGGTTAGCCGATGATCAAATTAAATTAAGAGCTGTACCAGTTGTGTATGGTGACATGACCAGACAAGTTGCAAATATTATAAGGAATAATTCAGAAAACGCTTTACAATATGCCCCAAGAATTGCGGCCTATGTTACTAATTTAAGTTATGACAGAGAAAGAATGCAAAATCCATATCACATTGAGAAACAGCATTTAAAAGAAAGAGAATTTAATGAAACAACAGGTGAATACACAACAAAATTAGGTGCAGGTTATACAGTTGAAAAGGTTATGCCTTCTCCTTTTAGATTAAATGTTGCCGCAGATATTTTTACAACAAATACGGATCAAAAATTACAAATTTTAGAACAAATATTATATCTATTCAATCCTGATTTTGAAATACAAAAGTCAGATAACTTTATTGATTGGACTAGTTTAAGTTATGTTGAATTAACTGATATAAACTTTAGCTCAAGAACTATTCCAATAGGGGCTGATTCTGAAATTGATGTTGCAAGTTTAAGATTTTCAATGCCAATATGGTTATCACCACCTGTAAAAATTAGTAAACTTGGTGTTATACAAAAAATTATTATGAGTATCTATGAAGATGATGGCGGATTCTCAAAAGGACTAATTGATGGGTCATTAATAAGCAGAAGCTTTATATCGCCAAACAATTTTGGTTTGTTGGTTACAGGAAATCAATTGAGATTAATAGGTAGTACAGGTACAAACACTAAATCAGGAGGCGACGGATTCTATACAGGAGGAAATGAGCCAAATAATTATGACCCGTTTGAAACTTTTGGTCCACCACAAAATTGGAATACAGTTATAAATCAATATGGAAAAATTATAAATGGTACAACCCAAATAAAACTAGAACAAGACAACGGTAATGAAATAGTTGGTACAGTATCTACCACACCATTAGACGAAACAATTTTGTTGTTCAACATTGATACAGATACTATTCCAGCAAACACATTAACAAATGTTTTAAAAATAATTAATCCTTTAACTTTTAATCCTGAAAATCCTGTTGACGGAGACAGATACCTAATTACCGATAGTATAGGAGACTCAACCAATACATTTGATGCAGATGCTTGGGGTAATTTAATTGCAAATGTTAACGATATTGTGCAATATAATTCAACAACCAGTAAATGGGGTGTTGTATTTGATGCTTCTAATCCAGACTCAACGCAACACTATGTAACAAATTCCAACACTGGTATACAATACAGATGGAACGGCACAACTTGGCAAAAGTCATATGAAGGAATATACCAACAAGGTAGATGGACTTTAGTTTTACCAGGTGGTTCTGAGCAGTATAGGGTTGATGAAGACACAGGACAGTCAGGTTCTGGTTCGTCAGGCACTTACAAATAATAATTACAAACAGTTATGAATAATATAATTTGCAGTGGAGCGATGTTCTACGCAACTAAAACACAAAGATTTTTATTTTTACAAAGAACTGATCCAAAAACAAAAGGTTTATGGGGACTTGTTGGAGGCCGTGCCAAATATACTGAATCCGCTTTTGACGGTTTGAAAAGAGAAATACAAGAAGAGGTAGGACATACTCCAAAATTCAAAAAAGTTATACCTCTTGAATTATTTACGTCCAATGATGAAAAATTTTATTTTCACACTTATGTGATTGCCATTGATAACGAATTTATTCCTATATTGAATACAGAGCATTCAGGATATTCTTGGTGTGCATATGAATACTGGCCAAAAAATTTACACGCAGGGTTAAGGAACACTCTTAACAACAAATCCATTAAAGGAAAATTACAAACTATTCTTAATTTAATAACTTAATAGTCATAAAAAAAGGGCGACAAAAAATGCCGCCCTTTTAACTACTTAGGAAGTAAAATTACTTATTAGTTGTTGGTTCGTACCACACAATTTACCAATCCAATACCGTTGGTAGTTTTGTCTTCTAAAGCTCTACCAATTACGTGGAAAGGGTTAATTGATTCACCTTCAGCAACTACTCTTGCAGTGCCTTTTACTGATGAACTTACTAATCTTTGTCCTTTGTTAACTTGTCCAGATACTCTTACAGGTGTTCTTCCTGTCATTGCAACGTATGGATGTGATTCACTGTTACCTGCCGCGGCGTTCATAGCATAAGCTGGCATAGTTGATACAACACCAAAAATTTCATCTGATTTTTCTGAAGTTGTTTCTGTAATTTCTTGTGATCCACCTAACATTACAACAGCACCTTCTGCCATTGGTGCATCAGCGGAAAATCTTTCCGCCAAATCGGCGTATTGGGCTGAAGTTGATACAGCGTGTACAACGTTTGCTCGAATATCAACCAAGTTGGCCGTTTCTGGAGCTGAAGTATCACCTTCTGCTCTTCTAAATGCTGTAAAGGCACCACCTGCATTTCCGAAAATTGTTGTTCCGTCATCTGCAAATTCGCTATCCCATGCCCATAATAATGGCATTTCTGCCGCTGTTGATCCTTCACCTCTGTTGATTAATATACCTGATACATTTGGCATTGTGCCTGATCCCGAAACGTTTCTGTTAAGTTCGATTAGGTTATCTTCAACTGATAAAGTTGTTGTGTTTACTATTGTTTCAGTACCGTCCACTCTTAAGTTTCCGTGTACTCTTACACCGTCGTCTGTTACTGTCATTTCAACGTTTCCGTTTACTGTGCTTGTGACAGCTCCGTCTGTTACTGTGATGTTGTCGTTTCCAACAGTCAAAGCAGTCTTGTCCGCTAGTTGGTCGTCAACATATTTTTTATTTGCCAATACAGCATTTCCGCCTGGTGCATTTGAGTTATCCAATGTGATGGATGCTACTCCAGTAATTGCATTTGATGATGCTACTACTGTTACGTCACCTACTTCTAAACCGTTATTGACTCTAAAGTTTCTTGTTGTCATGGTTCCAT